CAGAGAGCCTAAAAGATGAGGACTTGCCACTGTGTAGCCCTGAGGAACGCTGGGAGCAGCCTACGAAATACGCTGTTGTCAAACGAGGTAATAAGAAAGCCAGCCGGGTTCTGGACACGATGAAAGAAGCTGAGACATGGAGAGCAGATAAGGAAGGAATACAACCAAAGGGTAGTAAACCATTAGAAATCGAAGTCAGGCCGGGGGTGAATGTACGTTGCGAATCATACTGTGATTGTTCAAATTATTGTTCATATTATCACACATTAAAAGGGGGAGAATAATGGAGACAAGCGTATTACAGCAAATCCAGACAGAACTAAAAGCGCCCAAGAGCCAATACAATTCTTTTGGCAAATATAATTACAGATCATGTGAAGATATCCAAGAAGCCCTAAAGCCTATCCTGGGAAAATATGGATGTAGCATGGTAATTGCCGACAAGATAATGAATATAGCCGACAGAGTATACGTTGAAGCCACAATACGGCTATTAGATGCAGCACTAACAGAGATTGTCACAACCACAGGGTATGCCAGGGAGCCACAGATGCGAAAGGGGATGGACGAGGCGCAGGTTACAGGTGCAACCTCAAGTTATGCCCGGAAATACGCCCTCGGTGGAATGTTCCTGTTAGACGACACGAAGGATGCTGACAGTATGGACAAGCCGGAACCTAAAAAAACACCTATCAAACAACCTGCCAAAAAGGAAACCCCACCAGCCCCATTTGCCGATATGCTGACTAAATTTGCAACTGCAAAAGGTGTCCTGAACAAGAAGACAGGTGACGATTCTATCTATTATTCTGGCCTTGAAACCCTGGGATTTAAGCATGCCAATAAAATCAAGAAGGTCTCTGACGGCAACAAGCTCTTAGCTGAGTTCAGAACCTTCCTGACGCCGAAAAAAGAGGAAAAAGAAGAAGAAATACCATATTAAGGGTTGACAAGCTATGTTGGCTATGATATAAAGGGCATCAGCAACTAAAGGTATAGGCCAATTAAATTAAATCTCAAAATCAAAGACCCTCATGTCAGACATTCCGGTGTAAGTCCGGACCTTCAATGCTATACCTTGACGGTTGCTGTGATCTGGCGTGGGGGTCTTTGTTGTTGAGGTGATGATATGAAAAAAAGGAAGCAAGTATCTAAAAAAGCCAAATTTGAAGTTTTCAAAAGAGACCTTTTCACTTGCCAATACTGCGGTAACCGGCCTCCAGACACCATCCTTGAATTAGACCACATCATACCTGTATCCAAAGGCGGTGGGAACGAAACGTCAAACCTTACCACGTCTTGTGTCGATTGCAATCGGGGGAAGTCAAGCACGCCTTTATCTGAAAAATTGCCGGAGATAGACAACCTGGAAGAAAGAAAATATCAAGAAAAAGCATGTAGGACACAGGCCGATATGCTTCGCTTAGACAGGGAGAGAACTACCAACTATTTAGAAAAAATATACGCGTCAAAGTTCCGTGGTGCGAAATTCACCGATGAATTCAAAGTCCTTTCAATGCCTCAGTTTTTATCAGGGATGAGCGTGGAAGATGTGGAATACGCCATGGCGAAAGCAGTCACAAAAGTATCGTCACCTGAAAAATGTATCCAATATTTTTGTGGCATTTGCTGGAAAAGAATTAGGGGTGAAAACAGGTACCCATGGCCTTCGGATAGGAGATAATATGGCAATACCAGGTAAGCACAGTTTCTTGCTGTATCATGACCAAAAAGAATTGATCAAAGCATTGTCAGATGAGCAAGCGGGTAAACTTTTTAAAATAATTTTTAACTATTCAGAGACATCCCTCTATCCAGTAATCTCAGACCCGGTTTTAAACATGGCTTTTATTGGCATAAAAACAGCGATGGATCGTGCTGCCGAAAAATACCAAAGCGTTGTTGAACGAAATCGAAAGAATGGTAAAAACGGTGGAAGGCCGAGGAAAAACCCAGTCGAACCCAAAAAACCCAGTGGGTTTAAAAAAACCCAGTTGAACCCAAAAAACCCAGTTGAACCCAAAAAAGCCGATAGTGATAGTGACAGTGAACGTGAACGTGTAATCAACCAATGACCTAGCCAAAGAAGAACTTTATACTATACTACTGTACTAAGGGGAAAACCGTGATTGAAAAAAAGAGCTTGACAATAGAGAATATAGGGAGTATAAGAAGTTATGATAATAATTAATGTAGAAATCCCAAAAGAATTAAAGAGGGCGGCTAAGATACTTGCGATAAACTCTGGGAAGACTTTTAAGCAAATCGTAATTGAATCCTTGGCTGAAAAGGTGGAAAGGGAAGATGGAAAAAATAGAAATGACGGGAAAAAGATTCGGTAGGTGGTTAATAGTAGGTGAGCACGGGCGTGATAAACAGGGAAAATTTGATAAAAAAACACATAGTTATTATTCTCAAATACATTCGAGAGGTAAAACTTATCACTTGGGTTGTTTTAAAACGATTGAAGAGGCTACAGAGGCGAGAAAGATGGGTGAGGTAACCTACTGGTGATACTTAGAGAATATCAGACTAAAACAATTGAAGCCGCGAGAGACTCGATCCGGTTTGGGAACAAGCGGATAATTATTCAAGCTAACTGTGGGGCAGGTAAAACCATTATTGCGGCGAGTATAATATCCAAGGCACTTGAGAAAGGCAATAAGTCCATCTTTTTGGTTCATTTCAGGCAATTAGCTTACCAAGCATTAGAGAGGTTTATTGATTTTGGCATGGGGAGTGACGTTGGGTTAATAATGGCAGGTGAAGAAAGTCACCTTGATAGGCCTATCCAGATCATTAGCGTGCAGACATACGAGAGGCGGCTAAAACTGGATGAAAGTCAATATAACCCATGGTTTCAGAGTGCTGACATAGTGGTGTACGATGAATGCCACTCTTCCATAGCCCCAACCAGGAAGGCTATTTTAGACCTATATCAAGACCAGGCTATTATTATTGGCTTGACTGCAACGCCAATGCGCGGGGATCAGCGAGGGTTAGGTGAGGTTTATGAGGATATTGTAACGTGTAGCAGTATCGCCGATTTGACTTCTCAAGGGTTTTTAGTCCCAGCCCGATATTTTGGTGCTAAACATAGCCCTGATTTATCTAACATCCCTACAGTTGCAGGGGATTACAATCAAAAAGTTGTAGGTGAAAGGGTTGATAAGGCTAAGTTGGTGGGAGATATCCTTGATAATTGGCTTCGTATTGGGGGTGATCGGCAGACTGTTATTTTTGCAACTAATGTAGCGCACAGTAAACACATAGAACAGGTCTTTACAAACAAGGGGATTAGTATTGAGCATGTAGACGCTCATACCTCTACTGACGATAGGAAAGATGTCCTCACTCGGTTTGAAAATGGGGATACAAGGATAGTAACAAATGTAGGTGTTTTCTCAGAAGGAGCAGATTTTCCATGGGCGTCTGCGGTGGTGCTTGCAAAGCCAACCAAGTCCTATGGACGTTTTGTTCAGATGGCAGGCCGTGGGCTTCGACCATATCCAAGGAAAAAGGACTGCATCTTAATTGATCATGCCGGCTTGATACCACGACATGGTTTTTTGGAAGAAGAAGTTGAATGGTCGTTGGATGGGAACAAAAAGGCATGGATTAAATCTCAACGTGAAGTGACAAAAAAGTCCATTCAATGTAGAGCGTGTGGTTTAATCTTTTATGGGTCTAACATATGCCCGGATTGCGGTACAGAATGTAAAAGTTTCGGGAAGGAAATTGAAACGGTTGACGCAGACCTGCAAGAGTTGAAGCAAAAAAAAGTAACTAACAAAAATATGGACTGGCTCGACAAGCGCTTGGTAATGGGTGCGCTTGTATGGCACGCAGAGAAAAAAGGTTATAAGAATGGATGGATTGCACACACTTACAAAGATTATTTTGGGGTATGGCCTAACGATAAACGCGTGAAAGGTGTCCCTGCGATAACACCCGAGGGTGCTATTAAAAACATCCTTACTCATATCCTGATTAAAAAAGCCAAGTCCTATAAGAAAAAGAAGGCTACTGAAGCCCATCAGGGTGATAGTGAAAACTCTGAACGCTTAATTCAAGAGCATTTAGAGGCTAAACATGGACATTAAAGAAGAGACAGTTGGACGGTGGCCTGGGATATTAGCAAATCTTGGGATAGAGGTCGGTGACTCGGGTAAGCACTGCCCCTGTCCTAATTGTGGTGGCCGCGACCGCTACCGATTTGATAATAAAGAGGGGCGAGGAACGTATTATTGTAATGGCTGTGGCGCAGGGGACGGGTTTTCTCTTGTTATGAAATGCTTGAATGTTGATTTCAAAGGGGCGGTTGAGGCGGTTAGGCGAGTTATCGGGACAGTAAGTGTGTCTAAACCACAGTCAGAGAGTAAGGTGTCTAAGGAAGTATTGAGAAAAATATACACAGAATCAAAGCCAATAATAGCAGGCGACCTTGTTTCTCAGTATCTCAAAGGCCGCGGGCTGAAGGTTGTATCTGCAAGGTTGAGGTTTCATCCAGCCTGTTATGAACCTGAGACACATACGAAAATGCCAACTATGCTTGCTACATATACTATGCCGGATGGTGAAGCCACTACAATCCATAGGACGTTTTTAGCTGCGGATGCTAAGAAAGCGAATATCGAAAACCCTAAGAAGGTTTTGCCACCACTAAGAAAAATGACAGGGGGAGCTATACGGCTGTTTGAATGCGAAGGCAAGACTTTGAATGTGGCCGAGGGGATTGAGACGGCGCTGGCAGTACGACAAATGACAGATGAACCGGTATGGAGTATGGTTAGTTCAACGTTGATGGCGAAGTTTGAGCCGCCGCCTACCATAGAAAAAGTGGTCATATTTGCTGATAACGACCGGAATTATTCAGGCCAAAAAGCGGCTTATACATTAGCGAACAGATTGATAATTCAGAATAAAATAATTGCGAAGGTATACATTCCAGATATTCCTGGAGATTTTTTAGACGATTTAAATAAAAAAAGGGCTTGACAAACTTACTTAGAGGTGTTACCCTATGACTATGAAAACGAATGTTAAAAAATTAAAATGTTTGAGGTGCGGACATGAATGGTATCCAAGAATCCCAGAAATTAGAATCTGTCCAAAATGTAAATCAGCCTATTGGGACAGAGAAAGAAAGGATAGAAATGTTGGATAAAAGTAACGTGGGATGTTTCAGGGAAGGTGGTTTCCATCAAAACTGGAATGGTGGGGGATATACCGACCAGTATGGATATCGGAATGTACTTATTGGCACAAATAATTACATAAAAGAGCATGTTTTGATTATGGAGCATTATCTCGAAAGGAAGTTAGAGGGGGGGGAGATTGTTCATCATTGTAATAGAATTAGGGGTGATAATAGAATTGATAATTTAGAACTAACGCTACGCTCTGAACATTGCCGATTACACATTAAAGGACATACGGTTTCAGAAAATACGAGGGTTAAACTAAGGCTTATCCGAAAGGGAACTCACCAAAAAGAGGAACACAACCAATGGAAGGGGTCAGTTACAAGGCAGGCGATCATAAGTGCTTTGGGGAGGTATAAGACGAAAAAGGAAGCTGCTAAGTCGTTGGAAGTATGTGCAGATACTTTGCGCGCAAGGATGAAACATTATGGAATGATAGGGGGAAGAAACGATGGGAGTTAATAAGTGGATTGGGATTGGTAATCTTACGCGTGATCCTGAAGTTAAGTATCTCGCTAATGGGACGGCAGTATGTAACTTTTCAATCGCTTGCAACGAAAGATACAAAGATAAAGATGGAGTAAAGCAGGAGAGTGTCGAGTATGTGAATATTGTTGCCTGGAAACGGTTAGCAGAGATTTGTGGGGAATATTTAAAAAAGGGTAGCCAGGTATTTGCGTCTGGCAAACTCCAAACCAGATCATGGGAGAAGGACGGTGTTAAGAGGTATTCTACAGAGGTGGTGATGCAGGAGATGCAGATGTTAGGCAGTAGGGGTGAATCAAACCAGCAAGACAGCGGCCAGGAAGGAACAAACCCCGGCGATACAACTGAGGACGGCGGAAAAATACCCTTTTAGGAGATAACAGATGCAGATACCCAAACCAAAGACACCCCGAAACAAAAAATACAAGGACTGGATAAAGACGCAGCCCTGTTTGAAATGCGGTCAGACTCCATGTGATCCTCACCACTACACACAAATAGGCGGGGGGTGCGGGTGGGGCATGAAAGTCAGCGATTACTGGTGTATTCCCCTCTGTAGATCGTGTCACGATGGGGCTCAGGATGATAAGTGGTTTCTGTCCGAGACGCCTTACGAGGAAGGGAAAGAGCCGGACGATAGGTGGGTGTTGGTTAAGATTATTAAATATCACGATGAATATTTGGTAAAGGAGGTGTCATGACTTTTCAAGATTGGTGGAAAGACAATGCGGTTGAGTTAGACGACATCTATTCTAAGTCTGATATGGAGTGGATTGCTGAGTTAGCCTGGGATGCAGCGGAAACAGAATTGAGAGATTTAATCCAAAAAGCGAATAACTATCTGAGCGGTGGTGGGTGTGGTGGATCGTCAGTGCAACAAATGGCGCAGTTATGGGAAACCAGGGAGGGATGAGATGAAAGCATCAAGAATAGTTGAGAGAACTGCATCAGATGGGCATAAGTCGTTTGTAATTCAACAACGCCATTTTCTGTTTCGGTGGTGGTGGGTAGATGCTTGGATTAACAGTTCTGTTGGCGCATACTGTCAAGATTATTTCGGAAGTCTTGAGGAAGCAAAGAAGAACCTCTGTTATTTCGATGGAACACCGTCAATCGACCGAGTGATTTTAACCAAGGGACGTGGGGATGGGGGGAGAATATGAGCACAGTAGCACACAATGAAGAAGGCAGAGGGGATATGACAGAAGAGACACAGGTAGTACCCGACACCGGGGAATTGTCACAGATCAAAGAGGTTGAATTCAAGGAAGACAGATTGGTGTTTAATATTGGACTAACTGAGGACTTAATAGAGCGTATTAGTGAAGGTTTGGCAAAGTTCCACAAAGGACGGCAATGGTACTGGGCGGATTTTTGGGCTGAATTAAGGAATTCAGGATATGAGTGGACAGACCATATACCGTGGGATTCTGCTGGCAGACCTATAATTTCTCAAAGCAGAGCACAAACCTGGCTGAAGGTGCGGGACAAGTTCTTGCCAGAGTCTCGTGTATATAAAAACCTGCGATTCTCTCATTACGAGGCTGTCCGCAGTTTAGAAAATGTTGGCGCTCACGACATCCTGAATGCTGCTGATGGAGCTAAAATCTCCGTCCAGGAATTAGAAGAAGTTGTGAAGGGGATGAAGGGTAAACCTGAGAAGATTAAAAAGCCTAAAACAATCCAATGCAAACATTGCGATAACTGGATAGCAGACATTGAGGATGAGACCTGTCCATATTGCATGCTGGATGTGGCCGAGACCCGGATAAAGGCCCTGCGAGAGATATTAGAGGCAATCCGCGACAATGAAATCAACGATGTAGGCGCCGCTTTGCAATACACTGTTGAAGCGGCTGTGAAAGCTCTTGATGGGATTTAATAACCCTTGACATTCCAAAAGGAAAAATATAATATGATTATAGTTGAAAACGCAAAGTATCCAGAAATTAACCCTGAGAGTTCCCAGGCCGTGAGGTCGGGAAAAGCCCTTTGCGGCTTCAACTACTCTCAGGGTTTTCTTTTTTGGAGGTGTTTTGTTATGAGTAAATTTATTGATATGACGGGTAAACGATTTGGGCGATGGACTGTTATTGAGCGAAGTGAAAACGATAAATATGGAAACATTCAATGGCAGTGTGTGTGTGATTGTGGAGTAACCCGAGTTGTAAGTGGTGGCAGTTTAAGATCCGGGCGCACGGTAAGTTGTGGATGTTACATGATAGATCAATCCTTTAAAGATTTAAGAGGGAAAAAATTTGGGAGACTTACTGTTATCAAAAGGATATTGCCAAATATTACCAAAGGACATCCACGATGGGAATGTAGCTGTGATTGTGGAAAAACAGTGGTTGTTAATGGTAACAGTTTGAAAACAGGAAACACTGTGAGTTGTGGATGTTACAAGATGGATGCTTGCACTACACATGGAGAAAGCAATAGCGCTGAATATTCAAGGTGGCATCACATGAAAATTAGGTGTTTGAATAAGAATAGTCACGCCTTCAATGATTATGGAGGTCGAGGGATTGTGATTTGCGATAGATGGTTGCATAGTTATGAGAATTTCCGTAAAGATATGGGTCGATGTCCTAAAGGATTGACGATTGAACGAATTGATAATAACGGAAACTATGAGCCTGATAATTGTAAATGGGCTACGCAGAAAGAGCAAAACGGTAATACAAGAGCGAATGTTTGGATTGAATTTAATGGCATAAGAAGGATTAAAATGGAGTGGTTAAGAAGATTAAAAGTCACTTGGCAGATATGGCAAGGTCGAAAAACTAAGCAAGGGCTTACAGAAGAGGAAACTTTGAAGTATTTTATAGCAAAAGGGGATTATTTATGGGCTTAAATTGGAGCCAAGCCGAATTAGATGAGTTTAATGCCCGGCGTGGGGACTGGGTGAAGGTTGACGACACGCCTGATGCCGGGCCGGAAAAAGTCCTACAAGCCAAATGTATCAAATATTGTGATGCCTGCGGTTGGATATGCTTTCACGATTGGTCAAAGAAGAAAAACAAGGCAGGGTTCCCCGATTTAACCATTTTCATGGATAATGGCCGGGTTGAGCTAATCGAATTGAAGGCGGCTGGGGGGAAGTTGCGATCGGAACAACAGCAACTACACCGACAACTTATGTTTTTGGGGCATAGCGTCCATATAGTGAAAAGTTATAAACGTTTTATACAGATCATGAAAGGGGGATAATATGCAAGAACAACTCGATAAGATAACTAAGGCAATAGCTGAGGATGGGGAGGCTGAGATTATTTTAAGATTGGCGTCACAAAGAATCGTGGAAATAGCATTGCACGAATACACAGGCTACTTGCTGAAATCAGCATTTAATCTGGCCGCTGCTGTTGCTCAATTTGCTAATGATTTAGAGCATGGCCCGGAGGGAGAATAATGGCAAAGCAAAAGACGATCAAACTGAAAGCGGCTGAACGAAAAGAAGCTGATGCTCTACATCGTGACATTACAATCGCGGACTATGGTATAGCGGTAGCGCAACGAATGAGCTTTGAATCAGGGGAGCGTTTATGGGAGTATCTGAGGGTATTATATCCCAACATTCCCCGGAGGGCGCGATATATAAAAGGGGTATTGACATGGAGGGAGGAGGACAAATCATGCGGATAAAATACACATGGCGAGATTCATGGGGGCGTAAGCAAGAATGGGAATTTGATTTAACCAAAACCAAAGATGGATACAATAGAAAGAAACCACAGCGAGCTCACGAGGCTTTCCTGCGGGGGATGTCTGGCAAAAAGATGAGGATTGAGGTCATAAGATAATGAAAGGAGAAGGAAAATGAAAAAACTGATCGTAGCATTAGCGGCAATCGTAATTGCCCTGAGTGTACCAGCGTGGGCGGGTGAAAAGGAATATCAGGAATGTTTGAGAATACAGGAACGGGGGTATGCTATTGGTTGCCTTACCCCAGAAGAATTGGCTCGTTTAGATGTTTCAACGGATGTCTCAAAGGAACAAATAGAAGAAAAACCAACAACCTATGAGGTCCGGCTAACGGTCAAATACAATGCAGTCAACGAGGCCGAGGCCGCTGAGATTGCCCGGAAAGCCCTGGCTCGACATGGGGAAGGGGCGTGTCAGCTTGAGGTGAAGATTAAGAAAAATGGAAATGATAACACTAATGGCTGGGTTTTTAGTAATCCTGGAAATGATCTATATACCATTACTGGGGATTCGACCACGCTTGAGGTAAAGTAGGGATGAAAGCTGAACTGACAAAGAAGGAAAAGTTGCGAGATAAGCTCATCAAATTGAGAAAGCAGGCTAAGGAAATGATGAAGGTATGGCAGTCGATGGATGAGGAAGGGTGGGAGGTAAAGAAATGACGGAATTGTTAAATACACCAACGTGGATCGTATGGTGCGCGGTAGCAGTGGGAGCATTTGTGGTGGGGCTTGGTTGGGGACTGCTCGTGAATTTGCCGGAGAAGTTTAGGCCAGGGAAGGGAGGAGGGGATCATGATGCAATTAAGAGACCTATCATACATTAGAAAATTAAGCTACAGGCCTTTAGCCGTCCGGGATATGCAAGAGGCCGGGATAGAGATCATGGACATCCAGACCGGGTGGGCTTCAGAGCTGGCAGGCTGGGCGAAGCATTATGTCAAAGTGCAGTGGCCTTGCTTTGCGACTCGTAGTGACCGCAAGGATGGACTCGTGAAATTATGGATACGCCGTACCGTTAATCATGAGGGTGAAGCGATCTGAAGAGTGATCGGTGAGAAAACCCTTGACTTTACCCATGAAATCTGTTATAAGGGGCCTTTAATCACACAATATGTAGCGCTCCCCGGTAATGGGTGATACTTAAAAAGAGCCTGAGTGAGGGGCTACAAATAATATAACTAAAAGTCCCGGCGTCGGGGAGTTACACCCAAAGGCAATACATGGTCAAAGCACCTAAGGAGAAAAAAAAGGTCGGAAGACCACAAAAACAGATAGACTACGTAGCACTCGAAGGGTTGTGTAAAATTCAGGCCACAGGAGAAGAGTGCGCAGCCATTTTAGATATAAGTTACATTAACTTAAACAAGAAATTAAAAGAAGATGGACACGATGGTTTCGTAGGGTACTATAAAAAGTACTCAGCAGGAGGCAGGGCGTCCCTTAGAAGAAAACAAATGCAAGTGGCTCTATCAGGGGATAAAACCTTATTGATCTGGTTAGGGAAGCAGTATCTGGAGCAGAAAGACAAGCTCGAACATGGTGGAGACCAGGACAAGCCGATCAAAGTAGACATGTCATGTCTCCTCGATAAATTCAAGAGAATGGCAGGGAACCTATGATGTCACTCTTGCAATCATCCATAGCTAATTTAGGGCCAGAAGCCGTATATGGTAATTTGACACCTCCAGAACAATCAGCATTACAATATGCGTGGGAGATTATAGCCAGAGAAGAACAACTGCCACCGTCAGGCTCATGGTCATACTGGTTATATCTTGCAGGCAGAGGGGCAGGAAAATCAAGAGCAGGTGCAGAATGGGTTAGAAAACAAGTCGAGGAAGGCAAAAACAGAATTGCACTTGTGGGGCCGACCGCAGCCGATACCAGGGATGTTATGATCGAAGGTGAGTCAGGGATCATGTCAGTGTGTCCACCTTGGGACAGGCCGACCTACGAACCATCTAAGCGCCGGGTAACATGGAATAACGGTGCGCAGGCTATTGCGTATTCAGGGGATGTCCCTGATAGGCTTAGAGGGCCACAACATAATGCAGCCTGGGTGGATGAATTGGCGGCTTTTAAATATCCTGAAGCCTGGGACATGCTATTAATGGGATTAAGACTCGGCGATCATCCTCAAGCTGTTATCACCACAACTCCACGACCAATTCAAATCATAAAAGACCTACTCAAAGATGCCAATACAGTCATATCCAGAGGAACCAGCTATAGCAATAAAGATAATTTAGCTCCTGCGTTCTTCGACCAGATAATTAAAAAATATGAAGGAACCAGACTTGGAAGGCAAGAACTCTATGCTGAGATGCTGAATGATGTACCAGGGGCTTTGTGGTCATCAGCAATGATTGAGAGCAGCAGAGTCAAGGCACAACCCACATTAACCAGGATAGTCGTTGGGGTTGATCCTGCGGTTACTGCGTCTGAAACATCCGATGATACGGGTATCGTAGTTGCAGGGAAATCACAAGATAATCAGTATTATATTTTGGATGATAGGACATGTCATCTCTCACCTAACGAATGGGCTCAGGTAGTCTCAAAAGCATACCACAACTGGGATGCAGATAGGGTGATTGGTGAAGCCAATAATGGCGGGGATCTCATAGAGGCTGTAATTAGGCAGGTATCTCCTGACATTAGTTATAGATCAGTCCGGGCTACCAGAGGGAAGGCATTAAGGGCGGAACCTGTATCAGCGTTATATGAGCAAGGCAGGGTGCATCATGTAGGCTCCTTTGCTCACCTTGAAGATCAAATGTGCAGTTATGATCCTGAGAGTTCCACGAAATCACCTGATAGACTCGATGCTTTAGTGTGGAGTATAACTGAGTTAATGGGGGCCGGTGAGGTGTTTGTGGCGTGAGAGTATCTCATAGGGCGAGAGAGTTTAACTTAAAGCCAATCTAACCCAACGAGTTTAAATTAGCAGGGACAAAAGTACAGTGAAAAATGAAGTTTGTATAATAGATATAGATAGAGGCCTGATCTGGGTACCCCACTGGTACCAGCTCGAAGGTTAGATTATGTTAAATTAAGTTCACGGGGGGCGTAGGTGTACCCCATGGGGCGCAAGATGCCCCCAGGTTATTAACCACGGGAGGGGGATTATGGGACAGGATACGAGTTAAGATTCAAGCCAGGTGGTTAGCGCCGGTAATTGGGGGGGGCCTGATACCCCCTCAGCCTGGCAAGTACCCTATCAGGAGGGGAAGATGCCAAAGAAGAAAGAGCCTTTTACGCAGGTGTACAGATGTTTATGGAGAGCAGATTCATTCAAATTTCTAAGTTACCCGGCACGGACGTTATTTATATCTATGAAGGACATCATGTTTGATGCGGACAACGGATATGCAATGGATGAGAAGAAGGTGCCTTTTGGCCCACGTGATGCTGAAGGGTATGGCATTAGCAAGAGGACATACTACCGAGCATTGAAGGAGCTTATAGATGCGGGGATAATCGAAGAGGTTAAACCCGGCAGTCATGGCAAGAGAGCAGTTTACGATTTGACCACATGGAAGCGTACCCTATTTAGAGAAGAGCGACCGGGATTGTAATATGCCAGCAACCGTAACGCTCCAAAAGGAACGATATGACCATAACCCAAAGACTAAAGACCCTGTTCAGTAAGCGGAATTATGCGGTATCTGATATATGGCAGATCAAAACAGGCCAGCCTCTTTACTCGAAGTTCACAATCTCGAAAGCCACGAAAGAGGGGTTTCAAAAGAACGGGACTGTATACCGGGTGGTGTACTTGATAACGAAGGCGGCGGCGTCTGTACCCTGGGGTGTGGTCAATGAAGAGGGTGAGGTACAGGAGAACGACCCGCTGACGAAGTTGTTTGAATACCCAAACCCTCATGTAACCAGGCAGGACTTGTTTGAATTGCTGGTCTCATGGCAGGAGCTAACCGGGAACGCATACGCAAAGAAGGTTAAAGGCGGGGGTAGGACTACGGAGCTATGGCCTATATCACCAGACCGGATCGCACCTATCCCGGCGAAGGAAGTTGACGAATGGATCAAGGGGTATACGCTTGATAAGTCAAAGAACGTAGCCTTTGAGCCTGATGAGATCATACACCTCAAGCTGTTTAATCCGGCGAATCCCTTAGTGGGCATATCACCCTTAGAGGCCATTGGCAAGACCGTGGATGTGGACAATGACCAGGAGGATTTCAACAAGGCGGCCATGCAGAACCGGGGCGTGATAGACGGGGTGTTATCCTTCAAGCGTGAGTTCACAAGTCAAGACCAGGCGGACGCGATATCTGAAAAGCTGAATGAGAAATATGCCGGACCAAAAAACGCAAGGCGTATGGGGATTGTGGGTAGTGAGGCAAAATACACCCGGACTGCCATGACCCCGGCTGAGATGGATTTTATTAAGTCGAGGAAGTTCAACCGTGAACAGATTTGCATAGCGTTTGGAATGCCGGTTATTTATCTGGGGGCAATGGAAGGGGCGACCTTTGCAAACTTCAAAGAGAGTGAGATTATCTTCTGGGTGTCAACGGTTATCCCCTTATTAGATGATATGGCCGATGCTTTTAATCACAGCTTTATAGATGAACTAAAACCCGGCCAGAAGATCGCGTACAATATCAGCCAGGTGCCTGCTATGCGAAGGGCATTATATGACAGAGCGAACACAGGGCGGGTTCTATTCAACATGGGCGTGCCTTTCGAGCAGATAAATCGGATATTCTCTTTTGGGGTAGACGAATATGAGGATTGGGATAAGAGCCATTTTACAGTATCATCGGCTGCGGGTTCTGAGAACAGGGACATAAAAAAAAACACTATACACTTACTGAGAAACGAGCAAGCCCTGAGAAACAAGCTGAACGCAAAGACGAAATAGCAGAGAAGGACATACAACCTATGGTCGAGGATCTACTCAGCACCCAACAGACAATGCTATTCAGTGAGCTGGACGGCGGTGGCAAACAGATCAAAGGTGTCATTGCGATGGCTGATGACGATTGGGTGGATCTTATTAGACAAGTGTACCTTGACGTGGGGCTTGAGTTTGGGCGGGACGTGGTGGTTGAGAAGAGGGAGGCTGTTGATCCGCTGGCCGAGGCATTGGATAGTGAGATGGATATCCTGAGAGAAATGACGGACATACAGGATGGCACTATTGACAAGATCGACAAACAGATGAAAGAGGGTGTGAAGGACGGCTGGAATATGGCACGGCTTCAACAGGCTATAATGGATACGGGCTTATTTGAGTCTGCGAGAGCGTTAAGGATTGCCCGGACTGTTACGGGTGCGGCGGCCAGTCAAGGGCAGTGGTTGTCAGGAAAACTCGTGGGAGCAGATACGAAAATTTGGAGCAGTGCCGGTGACACCCATGTCAGACCGAGGCATCAGAAGTTGAACGGGCAGGCAGTCGATATCGACAAGACGTTCAGCAATGGTGGCCGATATCCCGGGGACAGCCTGTTATCAGCGGCGGAACGTGTGAATTGCCGGTGCGGACTTCTGTTCGAGCTGAGAGGGAAAGGCGAGTTGACCCCTGAAGCGATATTGCCGATCGAGGAATAGAATGAGACCGATAACAATATTCAGGTATTACGCAGAGTTCTATACGTTCACGTGGGAAGTTTGTTTGAATTGAGGGGGTGAACTAATGCCAAGAGGAAGTGGAACAGGACCTCCATCTGGAGCAAGAGGACCAAGGAGTGGACAGGGTGGTGGTAAAGGCGTGGCTGGTGGAAAAGGAACCGGCCCTAAAACTGGTGGTAGGAAGGGCAACTGTTAATCAACGCAGCCGGAGGTACAAATGGAAACCACTGCAAAGGAAATTGAGAAGGAAGTCAGGTCAGCCGGTGAGATTAGATCCACCACTGATGAGGGGATACTTGAGGCATATTTGACGAGATTTGGAAGCGTGGATGAGTACAGGTCTACGTTTTTGCCTGGGAGTTTCAAGAAAACGTTCCAGGAGCGAGGCGACAAGATCAAGATGCTCTGGGATCATAACAATCTGATAGGCCATGTCATTGAATGCCGTGAGGACACCTATGGTCCTTGGATCAAAGGCCAGATCAACATGGAGACTAATGCGGGCCGTGAGGCATTTGCTCATCTGAGGGCGGGGGATGTGGATGCTATGAGCTTCGGGTTCAATGTCCTGAAAGACAAGATCGAGGATGAAGTCCGGGTAATCTCAGAAGTGCGGTGCATGGAAGTGTCCCCGGTAATCTTCCCGGCTAATGAGCAGGCCAAGATTGTGAGTGTCAGGGCTGAGAGCTTTGGTGAGACTGTTGATCTAAGCCTCTTAGGACAACGTGGCTGGCTGTTACTTGAGAGCCTATACCGAACCCTTGATGATATATGGTGGGCCGAAGGTGGGGCGGATCTGGGGCTTCTCCGGTCTGCAACACAGGATTTTAGTAAGGCGTATCTGTCATGGGCGAAAGAGTACCTTGCACAAGAGTCCAGAACCATCCCCACGGATAACGAGCTTGTCAGTGCTTTATATGACTACAGTAAAGGGGATCTTGCCGCGATTGCACAGGATACCTCTTTAACGATGGATGAATTAAGAATATTGGCAAAGGGACAGATATTACCACAGGATAAACGAGATAAACTGGCCGAGCTGTCAGAAGAAGTGCAGGCAGCTCACCAAGAGCAGAGAAGCGAAGCCGTGAAAACACTTTGCGACGAATTGAGAGAAGGCGGATTTAGTGAGGCTGAACGCGCACGGTTTAAGGGTCTACTTGAAAACAAGGAGCCGGATCTACCGAGTGAAACAACCGTTATAACCTCAGAAATCAGAAAACTACGGGAATCACTTGAAGGAGATTGATCATGGCTGAAATGGACGATCTGAAGAAGCTCCACGAAGAAGTCTCAACAACTTTTGAGACCCTGAAGGAGCATAATGACAAGGCGATTGGGGAAGCCGAAGCCAGAGGCGGGGTAGCAACTGCCGAGACAATGGCGATTGTTGAAAAGGCAAACGAGGAAATAACCAACCTCAGAACTGAGATGACTGAGCTTGAAACGAAGATGAACAGGCCGAAGATTAAGAATGACAAGGGCGAGGAAGTTGATGAGGAAACCGAGCTTCGTGAGTCTGCTTTTGTGAAGTTTCTGCGGTACGGTGCTGGTGAGACCGGACGGGAAATGATGACCCCTGAAGAGATCAGGGCTTTAGGTGGCACGTCTGATGCTGATGGCGGGTTTCTAATCCCTCCGAGTTTTGAGAGTGGCATTATCATGAACGCTTATGAGCTTGCGGCTTTAAGGCCGGTCTGCCAGGTAGGGACTACTGGCCGCGATCTGGTTGTCTTAGGTTCATTGAGTAAGCCGAGTGTGGCATGGGGCCGTCAGAGTTTGGCCGTAACCCAGCAGGACTTAACAACCGGCGGGGAAAGGATCACGATCTATGATTGTCGTGCCTTGACTCTTATTTCAAATAACACGCTTGATGACTCGGATGCTGACATTATCGGTGAAATGACCGATGCTTTTGGTCGTGCTTTAGCCGAGGCCGAGGATACCGCTTTTGCAGTAGGTGCCGGGGATGACAGCCCACAGGGTGTTGTGGCTGACTCCAGGGTTCAGGCTCTTTATGTGGCCTCTGGTGTGACGGCGGCTTTGAGTGATGCCTCCAATAACGGTGTCGATGCTCTGATTGAGTGCTTTTATACCCCAAAGGGTATTTATCGTCAGAACGGTACATGGGCCTTTAACTCAACCACAGAGGGTGTAATCAGGAAGCTGAAAGATGGTGAGGGCCGATATTTATGGGAGCCTGCTGTTCAGGCTGGTGGCCCTGCTATGCTGTTAGGGAAGCCGATCGTGAACCCAGAAGGTCTGGCGGATATCGGAGCCAATGCTTACCCGATTGTGTTTGGCGACTTCAATGCCGGATACAAGATCCGCGACCGTGCTGGCGTGACTGTCCAGAGATTAGTGGAACGTTATGCTGAGTATGACCAGACAGGCTTCTTGATCAAAAAGAGAGTTGGTGGTCAGGTCACATTGGATGAGGCATTTTGCCCGGTGAAGATAGCCGCTTCGTAAACATTAAGCGAAAGGAGAAAAATCATGAAACAGTTAAGAATGACCGCGCTTGTGTTTATGGTTGTAATGTTTTTCAGCACAAGTGCTTTTGGAGTTGATGCGTATAGGCCCTGGGTAAGGACTCAGGATCTGACCGTTATGAATGTGCCTGTATTTGAAGCAGGACTTGGAATAGAAACAAGTGGGAACGTTTGGTACGTGGATTCTGGTGCAACCGGAACAGATGCCGGGACATCATGGACAAACGCAGCCTTGACCGTGGATGCGGCTATTAACCTTGCGACCGCCAGTAATGGCGATTTGATTAGGGTCGCTGCCGGTCATGCAGAGAGTTTTGCCGCCGCTGATGGATTTGACTTGGATAAGGCAGGAATTACGATCATCCATCATGGAGCTTTTGGGGCGCAAGCCGTTTATACTTTTACTGATACTGATGGTACTATTGCTGTTGGTGCTGCTAATTGCCGGATCTTAGGTGGTCAGTATCTTGCTGGGATCAGTGCAGTTGTCATTGGAATCGCAGTGGAAGCTGGTGGAGATAATTTCGAGTTGATTGATGCCTACTTCCCGGAGCCTACAACTTCATCCTTTGAATTTGTGGATGCGATTGATTTGGCGGCTGGGGCTGATGGGGTATCTATCATCCGTCCAGTTCAGTTCACTGCGGATGCTACTGGGGCTGGTCATTTTCTTGAGGCTGGAAATGGGGTTAATAACAACCTTAGAGTGATTGATCCATATCTCTACGGAGAATATGCCGTCAGTGCAATATGGTCTGACACGGCTGATCTTGAGGTGCTGATTTCTGGTGGATGTATAACTAACTTAACTAACGGTGAGCATGGTATTGAGTTCACTGCGGCGGCACTTGGATCTATCAAGGATATTCTGGTTCGGACCGATGCACAGGGTACGGCGGTTGATCCTGGCTCACTTACCATGTCTAATGTGCTTTGGGATGATGATGCGGTTGCTAATTCCACTTCAGGCCCTGTCGTTTTGGGGGCAGATGGACCGGCAACTATTGGGGCAATAAATTCTACAACTACTGATAGTCTTCAGGGTAAGATTGGTACTGATACAGAGATGAGCGACTCTTCCCTGTATGATTTGATTCCGAACAGTGCCAATTCCACGAGCTGGAACTCTACAGCTTTGGCGGCCATCGAAGGTGAGGCCACGGATGCACTTGAGGCCGAAGACCTGGATCATTTGATTAATACGGCTGCCGGGACGGAAGTTTACCCTGTTCCGCTGACTACGGACAGCATTGTTGCCATGATGATGTGTGCAGGGGCAGCAGCGACAGCATCAACCTATAATAATACAACCGATAGCCTGGAAGCTATTGGAACTCAGGTAGCTGATACTAATTTAGAGGCGCGTGTTGTGGCGGCAAACGTCACTGATCTCTTAGACCATCTTGTTAAGACAGCAGATGGAACAGCGGCTTATCCCGCAAGTGTAGCTCAAGAGTCTATTTTTGCCTATATCATGGGCGACGATGCTACAGCGGTCGCTTCAACCTATGATAATTCAACTGACTCCCTGGAGGCTTTGGGGGTAAAGACCACCGATACCCTGGCCGATACCGCAGCAATGCAGCCCCAGGCAGTACAGACCGTTTCAAAAGCCCTGGTAGGGCTTACGAATGGTCTCCAGGACCTATTTGTTATTAGTGGCGGTCCGGTCAAGATTATTGAGATAATCGGGATAATCGTAACCCAGATTGAAGGCAAGAGTTGCCTTATCAATTATAATGTGGACCCGACCTCTCCGGCTGGCGATACGGTATTCGGCACGACCGGGACCGCCCTGGAAGTTAATGGGTTGCTGGTTGGTAATCTAATAACGTGGGACGGGGTTGTTGCTAACAATCTCATTGCCCACGCTGATGGGGTGGCTATCGGACTTGCCGCTTATTCCGGCATAGTAGTGCCGATTGGATCGCTGGAACTCGCGGCTGTTGTGGCCACGTCTGCAACCGGAGATATCACGTTTTATGTCCGGTATATGCCGTTATCGAATGCGGCTGTTATGACAGCGGCTCCCTAACAGAAGGATTTTAAACCATTAACCAGGGGCGGGGGGCAGGATATTGGTTATACAGTCGAGACAAATGCTATAGATGCTGGATCAATGATCTTCCACATCTATTGGACAGCTCTCGATTCAACTGGAGCAGTTACGGCGGGTGCTGGCGGAGCTTTTTAAATAAACAATTTTGTGGGATAGGACTCCACGTCTGAATCGCCACTAACTCCCGGGTGGCCTTCCCACAAATTTAAACCGGGGGACAAAAGGAGAATAATATCATGAAAATGGATCTTGGAACTAATTACACTGTTGCTCAGGGGCTTCCGCCAGTTTCCGTTGGTACGGGAACCGATGCCGGTGCTTCTCAGGATCATGCAGCGGGGCATTCTGGAGCCTTTCTTGTGGAGTTAGGGGATGATGCGACTGATGGGTATCTGGTTGCGAAAGTGCAGTATTCTGATGATAATAGTGCATGGACCGATGATGACGGAACAACCGGGAATGATTACACGGCGACCATTACAGGGCCTAATGCAGTTGAGACTTTGAATGTGCCGAATCCGATGGGCAGGTATACCAGAGCTTATGTGACTGTAACTTCAGACACATGCCTCTTTGGTGTTACCAACGTGCTCGGGCCTCTGCGTCACGTTTAGTAAGGCATTGCTGATAGGGTAGGCCGGGAATAAGGTGGCTCGGCCTATCCTTTAACCTCATAACGGAGATGAACCGTGAAGATCCGAATGTTGAAGAATGCGAGGGGCAGTGAGAACGGAACGACATTAAAGTCGTTTATCGGGGGGAAGACCTACGACATTGAGGACAGCCTTGGCCGGGTGTTTATTGAGGAAATGCGGGTCGCGGTGTTGGCTCATGTGGTGAACCTTCCTGTAATCTTT